TACGCACGCCTGGATATGCACTAAAAATGTTATCACTAGGATCACCTCTCATGGCCTTTTCAAATATGATCCAATCTACATCTGGTGCAGGTTTGGGTGCTTTAAGTTTTTTGTCTATTACAGGTTTGCCTTTGGCATCAAACCAACCCTCGTGTGTCATTGTGGTTTCATTCACACCATTGTATTGTTTTACATTTTCATTGACAAGTTGATTTAGATCCTTGTCAGTGCTTATGATCACGTGTTTTTGTTCAGGGTGTTTGTCTATCCAACGTGAGATTAAGTCATCTGCTTCTGCTCTTGCATTTCGTAATACTGTGCAGTTTGATTTTGTTTTTACAAAGTCTATAAAGTCATCGTACACTTCCCAGAACACTTCATTCTCTTCTTTTTCCTGTTCAGTCATAGCATCTGCCATTTCTTTTCTATTTCTTTTGTAGGGTGCGTAATGATCCTTACGCCATGATCTACCTTCTAGGCAGAACACCACATGAGAGCCATCAAAGTCTTGCCATGCTTTTTTAATTGAGTTCATCATGATATGTATTGCCATACCAACTTTCTCAGATGTATCTCCACGTATTACATGACGAGCACGGAAAAAAGTGTTTGCTGTGTCTACGAGAATGTGGGTCAACTTAACCCCACCAGTTTTGTGTAAATTTTGGAAGCCTCTTCTTTATAGGCGTCCACATGGCAATCTCTATCTTGCCTATGAACTTAGGTCTTGGTACCATCCAACCTATTAATATGCCTAGTAAAATATATCCCATTATGATACCTCTGTCTTGCCGTCATCTCTCCTGGTCATTCTCACGTGACCCGAAGCATTGACATCAAGCCCTTGTTCGTTTCCAATGGTCTGGCACAGTGTCTGAAACCATCTATCAACAATCTCTTCTTCACTCTCGCCTTGGTATCCGGACTGTTTCAACATGTTCACAAACTCAGGATTCCAATCTAGTTCAAAGAAACCATTCCTAGGATTCTCAGGATTAACATTCAAATTAAGAACTTTGACTTCTGGCTCTTCGCTCTTCTTAGAACCTTTTTTGTTCTTTTTCTTTATTGTTGTCTTTGCTGTTTTCTTTACCTTCATAATATTATTATACCTTCTTTTTATTAATTAGTCTACTCTTATGTGCCAATTGCATTACCAAATAGATACACATGAACTCTAGCCGCCACATTGTATCCTCTTTTGAATGCCTCTTCGGCCACTTTACCAGCAGTGTCGCTTTGCTCTTCTTCCCTTGCACCTGTAGGCATAATCCATACTGGCCAGTCTACCCCTGCCTCTCTGAATTTCTTAACTGTGTTCTCAAGTTCTTCCCACTCCCTCCTTGATGATCCCACAACAAACTTTAATTGTCCTCTGTCTGAACACTCTTTGTATTCTGCTACGTTCTCGGGTTTGATCGCTTTCTCTGTTTTCTCACCTGACACTGTGAACAGTTTGGGACTCACACTAAAGAATATTTCTTCTGGTATATCCTTGACCCATTGTTTAAATGGATCTCGCAGTTTCTGTGTTCCGTTTGTTTCAAACGTCATTGAACTTGGCAAGTTGGCCTGTCTTTCTAGTTCTCTGTATATGCCCATACTTGCGGCCTGTCCCGTAATCATCAAGGGCTCGCCTCCTGTAAAGCATAAGTGTTGATGTTGTCGGGAGTTTGGATGCAGGAATAATCCATTCATGTTTGTGTCAGTTTTTAGTATGTCTACAATCTTGTTAGCCATTACAGTGGGTGTTTCATGTCCCATTAACTTTTTAAACTTCTTTGCCCATGTATATGAACTGTCACATCCTTTTTCCCACACTGGCAAATCTTCTACTCTCTTCACACTGTCAACATCGAAGTCCTCAAACGGTAGTTCGTAGGTGCTCGGATCGGTAGGATCCTTTTGACCAAACCCACTGCACTGTAAATTGCAAAGGAAGAATCTTATCCATGCTGTCGGAACACCTGTGTAGTTCCCTTCACCTTGTATGCTGTGAAATATCTCAGAATAGTAATATTTTTTCTCGTCTACCATATCTCTGGTAATACCCTTTTTGTTGCCTCAACTATTTCTTTAATTGTATACTGGTATTTAGGTTTAGTCAACTTAGACCAAGTGGCAGTGTTGTTAACTATATCTACTTGCCATTTGCCATCTGGTGAAACGTGTCTATTTTTTTGATTTGTCATTTTTCTTATCCAGTCTAACTATGTTACCTGTCTCCAAATGACCAACACTTTCTCGTTGTATATCGTTGTGTCTGAACTCCGCCCAATACAACTCAAACGCAATACCATCTTCCAATCCCTCGAATGAGTGATATAGTCCTGGTTTTACGGCTGTGTAGTCACCGGCTTTAAGTATGGTTTCGTCTATTAGATCATAGTCCTTCTGCCATACACGGATTTTCATCTCGCCTGACATCACGTAGAAACCATTCCATTTGTATTCGTGTTTGTGCTTTGAACACGTGCCACCTTTTACAAAATCTATTCTGTGGAATTCGCAAGAACCATTTGCTTCAATAAGTTCTGTAGATCCCCAGATTTTACCTGCTTTGTTTCCCATAATGTCCTCTTATTATAATTGTATTTAGATGTTTTGTCAATGGGGGAATTAAATCCCCCAATGATTTATAGTAGTGTGAATGCCACGACAGCCGTTACCGCCAATACTACTGCTAGTATACCGGCGCCTGTGTAGACTTTGTTCATCATACTATTTCTTTTTGCCTATTATTTGCAATCTGTTTAATAGAATACCATATGCTGGTAAGAATACTATTAGACCAACTACAATCTTAGTCAGTGTGTTGTTTTGAGCAACCACGTGCCAGTTTGCACCAATCCACGATAGGTTACCTTCTGCGTCAAGCGAACCTGCGAACGCAACATAAAAGAACGAATAGGTATCAATTATGTTTGCCGCGATAGTTGAAAGAGCCGGTGCCGCCCACCAATTGCTCGACCTTTCTCTGATTGCTTGGAACACGTACACATCAAGCATAGTACCAATAGCATAAGCAGTACCACTTGCAAATCCAACTCTGTATGCGTGTGGGTCACCTAATGCCAACAGTACAAGTACTGATGCAACAATAGCCGGAATGATTGCCATTGCA